TGCATCTGTTCAGCCACCGCCATTTGACCATCTATAAATTGGTCAACCATAGAGCGAGGGATACCAGCTTCTATTAAAGAATCGTAAGAATCTTCGGACAGTCCACCTAGCTCTGCGAACTCTTGTGATAAGGAATCAAAATCAATACCAATCTCTTCAAGGTCTTCAGTGATGGACTCTAATTCGTCATCTCCTAACTCTTCTTCGTACTCTTCTTCGTCCTGAGAGCCTAACTTCTGTTCAAGAGATTCATAAGCTTGCGCCATATCCTCAACACTGTTGAACTTCTCAGGGAGCCATTCAGGACGGTCAGACGCATCAGGATTCTCAAGACCTTCGGCCTTTTCTAACATATCTAATGTGTGCTGACCGTCTTCAACGGTTTCTTCGTATGTGTTAATTGTATCCATCTTTAACTGTCTCCAAACAGATAATTTATTTAGTCTTTGTTGAGTAAGATTTACCGTTAAACTTAAAGGTTTTTTTACCTTCTTTTTTAGCAGCCTTAAAAGCTGTTCCGAAGGACGTTGCTTTCTTACCTGACTTTGCGTTTAAGTGTCCACGTAGGTCTTTACTACCTGACTTCTTAACGTCATCTTTAGTTGCCGTTGAGTAAGACTTACCGCCTTTGGGCCAAGTAAATATCTTTTGTCCAGCATCTTTAGCTTTTCTAAAGGCTGCTCCAAAAGAACTTGTTGTAGCTGTTTGCTTATCACCAGTGCCTTTCTTATCGGTTGTTGAAGCCACTGAAGAAGTAGCTGCTTGAGCAGTTGTAGGTTTTGTCTTCTTAGTGCCAAAGCCAGCCTTAGATGGGCCTGAACGCTTTTTAACTTCGTCTGGATGTACTGCGTTATAAAGCATTGAACCTGCTGACACTGCTGCCAACGGGCCAAACCTAAGTAGGTTCTTACCGACTGAAGCTAACTTACCACCCTTTGTACTAGCTTTACTGCGCTGTCCACCTTTCTCTATAGTAGTCTTACTAGAGCCACCAATACGTTCACCAGCAGGGCCGACATTATTTGCATTAGGAGTTAGCGGCTTACCACGTGCGCCTCTTAAAGATTGCTTCATCTTAGAGTTGCCAGAGGTCTTACTAGGGGTAGTGTTAGGTTTAGCCTTAACTGTAGGCTTCTTAGCTTCAGTTTTTTTGACTTTAGGTTTCTTTAAAGATTTAGCAAGCTTTGATACTGGCTTCTTAACTGTAGGCTTCTTAACTGTAGGCTTCTTAACTGTAGGCTTCTTAACCGTAGGCTTCTTAACCGTAGGCTTCTTAACCGTAGGCTTCTTAACCGTAGGCTTCTTAACCGTAGGCTTCTTAACCGTAGGCTTCTTAACCGTAGGCTTCTTAGCTTCTGGCTTCTTAGCTTCTGGCTTCTTAACCGTAGGCTTCTTAGCTTCTGGCTTCTTAACCGTAGGCGGTTTACCCCTTGTGCTTTTAACCTTAGTCTTAGCTTCAGGCTTCTTAGCTTCAGGCTTCTTAGCAGTGGGTGGTTTACCCCTTGTGCTTTTAACCTTAGTCTTAGCTTTTTCTACGGTCTGACCTTTGCTATTAAACTTAGCAACTGTTCGACCTTTCCTAGCCTTTTTAAGTTCTGCTTCTAGTTCTTTAGCACCACCTTTAGCTTTCTTTCTTTCAGCGAGTTGTCTTTCTATATCAGCAATTATTCGCTTATCTTCTGCACTCAATGCTATTGCCATTACTGTTCACCGCCTTGTTGTTTCATCATACCTGCTGCAACTGGGCCTGTAGCTTTCTCAGCCATTGAGGACATCATTTGCTGCATCTGTTGTTGTTGAGCCTGTTGTTGCTCTTGGGCTTTCTGTTCTGGTGATTTCACCAAGCCAGTGGTGTCGATTCCTAAAGATGCTCCAAGACGGTCAATGTAATCATCTACGTTTAACTCACGCGCCAGCACTTCATTGCCTAGCGGTGCTAGCATCTGAAGTAACTGAGAGAGTTTGTTAAGGTCTTGACCACGGCCTAAAGCTTCCATACCAGTAACGATCTGAGGCTTAAGGGTGTTGTCGGGGAACTTAGGCATCTTGCCACTCTTCTCCATACGGGAGAGCAGTAGCTTGACTAAGGGATACTGAAACTCTTGGGAGAGTATTGAGTACACACCGCCTAATGCTGACTCAAGTTCTTGAGCCATGTAGCGCACTTCTTCTGCTGTCACTCGTTCTGCTTTACGCTGAACTGAGCTATTCATAAGGAAGGAGAAAGCAAGTCGTTCGGTAATCTCACGCGCTGTGTCTTGTGCTACTCGGAAGTCATTAAACTTCTGAAGTTGTAGTACAGACACATCGTTAGCATCACCTGCCGCTATGCCACCGTTAGGTGTGTTAGCTATGGTTCTTGCCTTGGTCGTACCGTTAGGTCGGACTAAGAATAGTACCTTTGCTGCGGCTGCTGAACCCTCGACAATAGCTTTAGTCAATGTCTCTAGTGAACTTAAGTCACCAATGAACTCTTCAACATAACCACGTCCATAGGATTCACCATCAATACGTACCATACGCAGTGACATAAAGGGTGACTTGTCTAAGGGGAATGAGCCTTGAGAGCTAGGTATAACTTGGCCCTCAACCTCTTGATGTACTTCCCACTTCTTATTGACACGCTTAACGCTTGTAAATAGATCAACAGACTTAAGCTGTGAGTCGCCAGTTGGTTTGGTCAGTAACTCTTGGACTTCTGTAGGAAGCATAAGGGGACTGACGGTTTCTTTGGTAATAATCTCTAGGACATTACCCATTGCGTCACGTTGGCAAACATAACGATCTAAACGAAATACACGAACACCACCATCTTTAGGCATGTGAACTAACACGTTACCTGAGACAATGAGTTGTTTTAAAGCCTCAAACACTGGGACACGAACTGCTGTAGCTTCTACTTCTTGCATGGCAGCGCGTTCTATCCGTGAGAGTGCTTCTTCTACTTTACCCCTAGCACCTTCACCACCCGCTAGACTCTGAAGATCAAAGTCATCAATAGTCAGGCGAAAGAAAGGTGAGTTAGGAGGTAATAAGGTCATCAATAACTTAGAACTTAAATTATTAACACCACGCGCACCAATGGATTGGAAGGGCGTATCGTAGTACGAAGAACCTGTATGACCTTCAGGGGGCATGAGCGTAGGTATGGTTAGTACGGCTGCTTCTCTTGCCCTATGTAAAAAAGGTGTACGATCACTTTCGAGTTGTGCATAGCGTTTAGCTGCTGCTCCTTGGGTTGGTAGCATAGCTAATCATTCTCTTTTGTTAAGTTGGAATATTTAAACCTGTGTTTCTGGATGAATAAGAAAGCCCAGCTAGGTTCCTAGTGGATTTTTTGCCTTTAGCCTTTATTTTTCTATTCATTGCTAACATGTTCTTTTGGTTGTTTACATCTCCAGTCCGTCCAGCACTACCACCAGCCAAAGTTGTATCTTGGCTTGAGCCGCCACCGCCACCACTGGAGTTGCCAATAGTTAAAGCAATTCTCTTTTTGGGTGAGGCAGCTTTAATAGATGCTGTACCTTCTTTAAAGCCCTGAGAGGGTGGGCCAGTGTTAGGCAATCCCTGAGTCTTTCCAAACTCTAGTAAACTCTGACGAGGTGCGTGTTTTTCACCCGACATTAAAGAATTAAAGACCCCTTTAAAGCTTGTGTCTTTGCCTGTGGTGGCTGATTGCTGACGTGCTAGTTCATTAAGACCTTCTGCACCTCTCTTACCTTGTTTAGCTAACTTTACTAATGCAGGGTTAGTTTCAGAGTTGGCTACACCTTTAATACGGTTTCCATCACCATCGGTGATATTAGAACGGGCCACACCGATTCCTTTAGCCTTTTGACTTGCTGTGTGTTTAGCACCTGCAATCTTGTTCTTAGCTATTGATTTGGGAGTTGGTGTGAACAAGTCTTTAAAGATGTTTTTCTTTGCTGGTTTAGCAGCTTTAGGTTTAGCAGCTTTAGGTTTAGCTACAGCTTTAACTGGGGCAGGTTTAGGTATAGTCACCTTAGCTAAGGGTTTTTGACCTTGTTCGTTAGGGCTAGCATATACAGGTTTAGCTACAGCTTTTGCTTTAGGTGCTTTTTTCTGACCTTGCTCGTTAGGGCTTGCGCTAATAATGTTTTTCTTTTTCTTTGCTGGCTTGTCGTCTTTATCACCACCGCCACTATCGTTGCTGCTATTGTCATTACCTGTTCCACACATACTAACTACCTCCCTTATTACTAGGTATGTTTAAACTAGGTGGGCTTGAGCCACCCATGTTCATACCTGAAGTAGACCTCATGTTGCGCACTCCACGCTTACCCTTGGCCCTTCGCTTACGC